GGGGGGGGTAAGGCCGGTTAAGACCCCCCTCAATCCCCCCTTGGCAGGGGGGAAGAAAATAGAAGAGAGCGGACCAGAGCCGGTTACAGTCGAAGAAAGCGGCGCGGAGATGGAAAAGCAAATCCCCCTGCCCCCTTTGCCAAAGGGGGGAAGGATACGCAAGGAGGAACGAAGTATGGATAAACCAGATCACAAGGAAGCGCAAAAAACATTGCTGGCGCTCAATAACTATCTCTTCGGGCAGATGGAAAAACTCTCCGACGGGAATTTGGAACCTGCCAAGCTCAAGGACGAGATCGAACGGGCCAAGGCAATGTCAAACATCGCCCGGGATATCATCAGCAACGCCAAGCTCGCCCTGGATGCGGCCCGCGTGGTGAAAGGCGAAGGGATAAAAAACGCCGACATGCCGAAGATGTTGGGGATGGGCGATGGATCTAACGGCTAAAAAGATGGATTTCCTGCGCCTCGGGTACCGGGAAATGCGGCTCAAGGCGCTGACGGCCGCGTACAACAAGAAGTTCAAGACGGCCTATACCGAGGCGGCGGTCAAGTCCACCCTGATGCGGCACAAATGGCTCTGCGGGCGTCCGCCCGGCTTTGCCAAGGGGGAGATCTTCTCGATCACCCCGGAGCAGGAGCGGTTCATCCGGGAGCGCTACCGGGAGATCCCTTTGCGGGACGTACTTAGCGAGCTGAACGAGCAATTCGGCCTGGCCAAGAAGGAAGAGCAGCTCAAGGCTTTCGTCCACAACCACGGCATCCGCTCGGGCCGCACCGGCTGTTTTGCCAAGGGGGCCGCGCCGGTGAACAAAGGCACAAAGGGACTGATAAAAGCCAACAGCGGCACGTTCCGCAAGGGCCGGCCAAGTGTGAATATCAAACCGTTAGGCCATGAGCGCATCGACCCGGACGGCTATGTTTGGATAAAGGTCCCGGGCAAAAATCCCCACACCGGGACGGAAGGATATTACCGTTGTAAGCACGTCGTGGTGTGGGAAGAGGCCCACGGCCCGGTCCCGGCCGGGTATGCGGTGATCTTCCGGGACGGCGTTCGGCGGCATTGCGAACTTGCCAATCTGATGCTCGTCACCCGGGCCGAGCTGCTGCGGCTCAACCACTATCGTTATATCGAGCAGCCGGACGAGATCAAGCCGAGCGTCCTTGCCCTGGCCAAGCTGGAAGTGAAGGCCTTCGGACTGCTGAAAAATGGGCAAAGTGGAGGGAAGGCGTCAAAAACCGGCCCGGAGTGGAGCGAACATGCCCCCGGGGGCCGCCCGGGCGCCGCGGATCTCCCTGGGGCCGGAGCGCAAAGTGGAGGATGAGACATTTATGGCCGAATCAATGAAGTGGCACTGCCTCGCTTGTCATGCCGATTTTCAGGGGCCGACGGATCGCACGCCGGCGGGCGGCTGCGCGCACTGCGGATCGCGGCAGATCTTTGATCTCAATGTGGAGTTTTTGGGCGAGATCGTCCCGTACCCCTTTGTGACCTCGCACCGCAAATGTGAGGCGTGCGGAGAGGAAATGAGGCGCCACGGCTATCTTGAAGCACTGGGCATGGCCATATGCCCGGTGCCACAGGTTGGCAAATGACGATGCAAAATAACCTCTTGACAACTGCGCGATTTTCTGAGACCGTGGGGGCGACTGTAACACCTAAGGGGCTTCGCCCCGGCCTCCCAACCGTCGAATCTGCGACGCGGAAAGGGGTTTTTGTATTTGTAGGGCAATTTAGCCCGAGTGTCTCGGCGTGGCGACGCGCCGGGGCGGTTTCCTTAGGTGACCGCAGTCAACACTCGGGCTTTCTTTTTGCCCAACGACTAAAACAACTTAAGGAGCTTACTATGTCTGTCCACGTCAAAGTACCGCCCAATCCAGGAGATCAATTAGACAAGTTCCTCATTCGCACCGTCGATTTGCGGACCGTCTGGGATTGCCGCTGCGATCTCGATGAACTGAAAAACGGCATTGAATCAATCCACTCCATTTTTGAGGCTTGCCTCACCGAAGAGGCCAAAGGCTACGTCTGCGTTCTCGTCAGCATCCTTACGGAGAAGCTCCAAGGATGCATCGATCAATTAACCCAAACAATTGAAGGCAAGGAGGCGTCACATGAAGACAATCGTCGTTGAAGTCCAGGGAATCAGCCCATTATTGTAGCATCGCTACCCCCTGGAAGATTCCGAAAACCAAACCAAGGCGAAAAACCAAAAGCAAAAGGAAGATGATGTTGAAAAAGCTCTCTATCGATTGCCCGATGGCACGATTTATCAGCCCAGCGTGCATTTCATCTCCACTATGAAAAAAGCCGGGGCTAAGTATCAGATCCCCGGCCAGGGTAAGTTGACCTACAAGAATCTGATCGGCAGCGGTGCTGTCCTTGTTACTCCCGATGCCATCCCGCACCGGAACCAACAGTTTGAGGTTGATGTCCGCCCCGTTGTCGTTCCGAGTACCAGAGGCCGCGTTGCCCGTCGCCGGCCGGTATTTAAAAACTGGTCATTAAAATTCAATATCGAATATGACGAGGATGAACTATCAGCATCCACGATTAAGGAAATATTGGATTACGCCGGCACGCGCGTGGGAATTGGAGATTTCCGGCCTGAAAAAGGAGGACCTTTTGGTCGGTTTATGGTGACATCGTTCAAGGAGCAATAAGTCGCATTGCTATAGTATAAGGCAGCGCGAGGATTGGCGGGGTATGGTGAGGCCCGGTCCGGCGTGGCAAGGCCTGGTTAGGCGAGGTCGGGAAAGGCAAGGTTCTCTTATGCACTACTGCTTAGGATATCAAAAAGGTTATAAAGAGGACGGGCGTGGCAAGGCAGCGAGCGGCGAAGTTAGGCAAGATACTGTCGGGTAAGGCGAGGAGAGGAATGGTTGGGCCAAGTGCGGCGATGCATGGCGGGGTAAGGCAGGGTGGGGTTTCCTTATGCCATACATACATTATATTAATGAAGAGCAACATGGCATGGCACGGCGCTGTCTGGCGTGGGCAGGTGTGGTCAGGTGAGGTACGGTTGGGCAGGGCAAGGCAGGGTTTTTATTTCCGCCATCCAGGGCGGGAAAATCAGCGAAACAAAGGAGGCATGATTTGAGCGGCGACAACGAGCAACGCGGTTCCGGATCGCTCAGCACCACGCTGTTATTGATGCCCTATGAATCGATCCATTGTCCGTTATGCGACAAATTCATGGGCGAATGGCGGGCCGTTGGCGTCGCTTCTTTCTTGAAAAAATGCCCCAGGTGTGGGAAGATGGTGGAAATTAAGAAGGAGGGCGCATGAAACTATCACAGTTGTACGCCATAATGGGGTGGTTATTGCGGTTCTGGAGAACAAAAACCCTGCCGCCGCAACCGCCTGCGCATAACATCAAGTTTACGGATGCGGTCCGGATCGCTGGCGGTGTCGCAAACATGAATGGGGCAGACGAGGCTCCGAAGCCAGCCATGACGGACGAAGAATTTAAGGAAAAATGCCGCGCGATGGATGCACGATATAGCAGCCTCAAGCAAGGAGAAAGCCTGGGGAAGCTATCGCCCGAGGAATTACGGGAGCTGCATTGCATGGAGACGGGGCACGGCTGGTGCCTGGATTTGCAGCACGAGCGCCACGAGCGGCTCGGGATGAGGATCTGTTACTAGTGCCCTGGGGCATAAAAAAAATACTTGACAGCCTTTACTATATGTAGTATCGGCTGTCCTCAGTACTACCTACATTTAGCGGCCTGAGCGCCCGAATAAGAAACCAATAGCGGCCTGAGCGCCCGGTTCCGATTTCCCCTTGCGGGGCAAATCGGCGGGCGCTTTTTTATTTTGCACGAGGCCGATCATGAACAAATCAGCAGAAATCAAAAAACTCCTCAACGAAACCTTTGGCCGGCTTGACGACAAGCAGATCCTGGCCCTCACCATCTATGGCGAGGCGAGGGGCGAGGGCCGCGAGGGGATGATCGCCGTGGGCTCCGTGATCCTGGAGCGGGTCGAACACCGGGGCTGGGACGGCGACACAATCCAGGAAGTCTGTCTGATGCCCTGGCAATTTTCCTGCTTTCTCCCGGCGGATCCCAATTTCATCGCCTTGAAACTCATGGCCCAGAATTTCGCGGCCCAGCATGAAAAATCAAGATCATTGCAGAATTGTTACGCCGTGGCTTCCGGGCTCCTCGATGGGACGATTGAACGGACCCCGGAGATTGCCGAGCATCATGTTTGCCAGTACTGTACACAAGCCGTAAAGCCGGATTGGAAATCGAAAATGACGTTGGTGGCCACGGTGGGCCACCATGAGTTTTATGCATGAGATTGCCACGCCGGCCGAGGGCCGGCTCGCAATGACGGGGAAGGGGCCGAGGGCCTCCTCGCAATGACGGGGAAAGGCCGAGGGCTTTCTCGCAATGGCAAAGAGGTAAGGCGGTATGGAAGTTAAATTTGTTTATGGGATTTTCCCGGCTTTGGTCTTTTATACAAACCGGCTCAAGGAAGGATTTAACGGCGTGGCTAACGGGCCGGTCGTCCGGATCAGACCGGGCCGGAAGGATGACGAAGGGCTGCTGCAGCATGAGTTGACTCACGTGCGGCAGTTTTACCGTTTCGGGATGATTTTCCCGGCCCTGCTTTATTGGGCAAGCGAGGATTTCCGGCTGGCAGCCGAGGTCGAGGCCTACGCCGTGCAGCTGCGATACTCCAAAAATCCTTTGCATGTGGCGGTGGACCGCAAGCGGTTTGCCAAGGTTATCAGCACGAAATACGGGCTCCATGTCCTCCCGGAGGATGTGGAAGAGCTGCTTTTGCGGGAGGCGTGACATGGATATCTTCAGCAAAATCGCGGGATTTTTTGCCGGCGGCGACGGCCTGGCAAAGACGATATCGGATACCGTCATGGCCTACTGGCCGCCGGACATGAGCCCGGAGAAAAAAGTGGAGGCACAATTGGCTGTTTCCGCCCAGTCCTGGCAGAGAGAAAAAGAGGGCCTGGTGCTGGCCCACGAGATGGATAAAGAGTTCAACCAGCGCATCAAGGATCTGGAGGGCACGGCGGCGGACCTGAAATCCATTCCCTTTTTCGGGAATATCCTTTTGTTTCTCCGGGGCTCGCAGCGCCCGACATGGGGCTTTACCACCATGTATATGGATTTTATGTGGATCAGCAAGGGCTGGGATGTGCCGGAGAACAGCCAGAAGGGGCTCGCCCTGATCGTCATCAATGTGCTGGTCCTGGGCTTCCTCTTCGGCGAGCGCGCCATCCAGAATGTGATGCCCTACATCATCCAGTTTTTCGGGATTAAGGGCCAGGCCAAGGCCGAAAAGGAGCCGTGATTGGACGACGTGGACCTCGCCCAGCAGCATGAAGAATTATTCCGGGAGCAAGCCCTCGGGGCGCACTCCCGGCGCCAGCATACCTCCTTTGCCGACGTTGCAGGTGCTGCCGGCCCGGCCAGTGGACGCGGGCCGGCAGTGGCCGAAGCAAGGTGCAAGGATTGCGGAAGCGCGATCCATCCGAAACGGCTGGCGATTTTTCCGGAGGCCACGCGCTGCGTCGGCTGCCAATCGCGTTACGAATCAAGTAGGTGAGGAGGAGATCCCGCAGATGAACAACTGGACAGTTTTCCTTTTCTTTGCCGGACTGCTTTCGGCCTGGGCGCTCATTATCATTGCCACCACGCGCTGGACAATGAGCCGGGGCCTGGCAGCAAATGATCAGCGCATGGCCAAGCTGGAAACGGATGTGGCCAAAAACAAGGAGGAAAGCCAGAAAAGGGAGCGGGAGATACTGCAGCTGCGCTGCGACCTGCCCCTGGAATATGTGCGGCGGGAGGACGCCATCCGCCAGGAGACGGTGATTCACGCCAAGCTGGATATGCTGGCAGCTAAACTCGACACAATCAGAACGGAGCAAAAGGCGGGAGAAAAACATGGCTGAAATTGACATGGAAAAGGCGAAGCGGGAAAACCTGCGCTGGCTCATTATGGTGACGCTCAATGCGGCCCGCCCCATTGGCACATCCGAGGGAATCGTGCTGTCGGCCATCCGGGACGTGCCCCTGGAGGTCACCCAGCTGGAGATCAGGCGCGAGTTGGAGTACCTGGAGGACCGCAAACTGATTGAGATCTCGGGCAAAGGCATGCGTCCGGAATGGCACGCGAAATTGACCCACCACGGCATCGATGTGGTGGAGTACACGGTGGATTGCCACCCCGGCATCTGCCGCCCCCCGAAGTGGTGGTGAAATGCCCGCACGGTCGAAAATAACGACATTGCCTCCGGAGATCAAGGAAAAGCTCGACCGGATGATGATCGCGCGCGGCTTCTCCGGTTATGACGGAATTACAGCCGATATCAATGCGGAGTTGGCCGACAGCGGCTACGAGATAGTGCTGCACCGTTCCGGGGTTCATCGGTATGGCCAGGCGTTTGAGGATAAGATTTCCGCCATCAAGATTGCCACGGAGCAGGCCCGCGCCATCACCGAGGCTGTGGGAGACGATGTGGGCAAAATGGGGGATGCTCTGACCAGCCTCTGCCAGGAGCGGGCGTTCCAGGTGTTGGTGAAAATGCAGGAAATCGATCCGGAGAACGTCGATTTCAGTAAATTAACCGTGGCTATCTCCAAACTCAACAAAACAGCGGTGGATCAAAAAAAGTGGGCCGCGGAGATGCGGGAAAAGACGAAACAGACCGCCGAGGAAGTAGTGAAGGTGGCCAGGTCGGGCGGCATGTCGGAAAAAACCGCCGAAGAGATCCGGAAGAAAATTTTAGGGATAGTTTAAGGAGGCCATTATGTCATATTCGTTGAATCAAAAGTGTTACGGCTGCAGGAAGTTCGGGAAATGCTTGGACGGCAATATCCTGCAAGCAGCGGTAAGTATCATCCATTCGCTTGGCCTGGAAAAGGGGCACCTGGGAGGCGGAAGTATTAACCATGACTGCACATATGGCTTTGAAGCCAACAAGGCCCCGGAAGCCACGGAAGCAGCACAGGGATAACGCTGAAGGAAGAGGATGAGCGAAGTTCAACCTATAGGTGATTTTGACCAGGCGCGCCCGGCTACGGGTGTGCTTTTGCCCTATCAGGTCAGATGGGTCGCCGACCCGGCGCCGGTCAAGTTCATCGAGAAATCCCGCCGGGTGGGCATCTCCTGGGCCGAGGCGGCGGACGACACCCTCTACGCCTCGGAAAAAGGCAGCGGCGAGAAGCGGAACGTCTGGTACATCGGCTACACCAAGGACATGGCCCTGGAATTCATTAACGACTGCGGCAACTGGGCGCGGGCCTACAATCTTGTTGCCTCGGAGATGGAAGAATACGAGGAACCGGACGAAGAAGAAGTCGCCGGCGTTGTTCAGGAAAAGAAGATCCTGGCCTACAAGATCACCCTTGAGTCGGGCTGGCGGATCACGGCCCTCTCGAGCAGGCCGACAAATTTGCGCGGCAAGCAGGGGCGGGTCATCATCGATGAGGCGGCCTTCCATGACGATCTGGCCGGATTGCTTAAGGCGGCGATGGCCCTCCTCATGTGGGGCGGCCAGGTCCGGGTTATCTCTACACACTTTGGAGATACGAACGAATTCAACAGCGTTATCCAGGACATCCGGGCCAAGAAGAAGCCCTATAGCCTCCACCGGGTCGATTTTGATGACGCCCTGGCCGACGGTCTTTACAAACGGATCTGCGAGGTCCTGGGCCGGGAGTGGACGGAAGAGGCCGAGGCGGCCTGGCGGCAGGGGATGATCGATTCCTACGGCGACGACGCCGAGGAGGAATTGTTTTGCGTGCCGAGCCAGGGCACAGGCACCTTCTTGACCAGGGCGCTGATCGAAACCTGCATGTCTGCCGAGATCCCCGTCATCCGCTATGAGCAGCCGGCGTCCTTTGCCGAGCTGTCCGATCACCTCCGCTATGCCGAAGTGCAGGATTGGTGTGAGGAGACGCTTCTGCCTCTCCTTAAACGTGTGGACCGGGAACACAACACCGTCGTCGGCGAGGATTTTGGACGCAGCGGCGACCTCTCCGTCTTCATCCCCCTGCAGGAACAGCAAAAGGCCAACTGGCACGCGCTCTTTCATCTGGAATTGCGGAATATCCCCTTCCAGCAGCAGGAACAAATTTTCAAATACATCTGCGACCGCCTGCCGCGCTTTCGCTACGCCGCCCTGGACGCCCGGGGCAACGGCCAGTACCTGGCCGAACGGGCCATGCAGGCATACGGTGCGGGCCGCGTTGCCCAGGTGATGCTCACGGAGCAGTGGTACCGTGAGAACATGTACCAATACCGAGCTGCTTTTGAGGACAAAACCATCCTGCTCGCCAGAGACGCCGATACCATCGAGGACCACCGGGCTTTCAAGGTCATCCGCGGCGTGGCCAAACTGCCCGAAGTGCGGACCAAGGGCAAAGACAACAAGAAGCGACACGGTGATGCGGGCGTGGCCGGTGCAATGGCCTGGTTTGCCGTACATGCGGAATGGGGCGGTCTGATCGAATATGAGTCTACAGGAACCAAGCGCGTCACCTCGGGACGCAGCATGAGCAACTACATGGGGCAATAGAATGGCAGAGGATGTCAAAAAACCGCCCGTCGTAACTGATGAGATCGCCACGATCGAGAAGGACATCGACATCTTTGCGGGCTGGCTCAAGCGGCTGGAAAATCCCGATCCGGTCCTCCGGACGGAAGCCGGCGGCAAGGGGCTCAAGCTCTATGACGAGGTGGCTCGGGACGCCCATGCCTCCTCTGTCCTACAACAGCGCGCCCTGGCTGTGGTGGGCAAGGATTGGCAAATTACGCCGGCCAAGTCCGCTCGTAAAACGGGCCGCCCGGCCGCTACCTCCCAGGAACAAATGGTCGCAGATTACGTTTCCGAGGTGCTGGAAAATTGTAATTTTGATCAGGGCCGCCAGGAAATTCTTAAAGCGTTGCTTTATGGTTTTTACGTCCTTGAGGCAATGTGGAAAGAAAAAGACAATAATCTCGCCATCAAGAAGCTGATCGGGAAGCACCCCCGGCGTTTTGTCTTTACGCCCCAGCGCGAGATCCGGCTCCTGACGCCCCAGAACATGATCGACGGCGAGGCCGTGCCGGACCGTAAATTCGTCGTATTCACTTATGGCGACTCCGACAATCCCTATGGCCGCGGCCTCGGGCAAATCTTGTGGTGGGCCGTCTGGTTCAAGAAAAACGGCGTCAAGTTTTGGCTCGTGTTTCTGGAAAAATTCGGCCTGCCCACAGTTGTGGGCAAATATCCGGCGGGTACGGGCAACGAACAAAAACAGGCCCTGCGGGATGCGCTCGACGCCATCCAGACCGAGACCGGGCTGACCTTCCCGGATTCCATGGATGTCTCCTTCCTGGAGGCCTCCCGGGCCGGCACGGTGACCCATGCGCAGCTCTGCGATTACATGGACCGGCAGATTTCCAAGGCCGTCCTGGGACAGACCCTTACCACGGAGATCAAGGGCGAGGGTTCCTATGCCGCGTCCCAGACCCATAACGACGTGCGGCAGGAACTCATCGAGGCCGACGCCGATCTGCTGGACAGCTGCCTCAATGAGTCTCTAATTCGCTGGATTGTGGATTACAATTTCCCGGGCGTCACTGACTATCCGAAAATCCTCACCCTGGCTGCGGCCAAGCCGGATCTCAAACAGCAAAGCGAGATTGACAAGACCCTGGTGGTGGATATCGGCCTGCCCGTTGGCACGGCCTATTTCTATGAGACCTACGGGATCCCGGCGCCGGAAGAAGGTGAAGCGCTGGTGAAACCGACAAAATCTGTCATTCCCGCGCAGGCGGACCCCTTAGGGCCTAAAGGAATCCAGGATAACGGCAAGCAATTCGCCGAAGCGCCGCCCCAGGACGCCGCCGATAATATCGCCAACCGTCTCGGCACAGACACTATGCTGGCAGGCGACGCCCTGATCGCGCCCATTAAGCGCCTCCTGGAGAAATGCCAGTCCCTGGAGGAGTTCCGGGACGGGATTATCGATCTCTACGGGGAGATGGCCCCCGCCG